AATCTTGTCGCCGAACTTGGCGACCAGTGCTTCCTTGGCTGCGGCCTTTAAAGCGGCAACGGTCTCGGTGTCGGCCTTGGGGACCAGCACCTGCGTGGAGAACTCTTCCTTGCCGGAGAGTTCGTTCTTGCGGGACGCCAAGGCATTGAAATAGGAGAAGCGGCATTTGCCGGTGACTACTCGTGTGGACATTTTCGTTTCCTTCGTTTAACGGTTTTGATGTTGCGACATGCAACACAAGAAATGTAGCACAGAAAAGTGATGAAGTGTGAGGCAAAATAACGTGATGCAACTCTACCCACACCAGCTTGAAGCCAAGAACTTTCTCCTCTCCAGAGGCCGCGCCATCCTCGCCGACCAGCCGCGGGTGGGCAAGACGCTGCCCACGGCTGCAGCAGCATTGGAGAATTTGCCAGCCTTGATCGTGTGCCCCGCCATCGCCAAGAGCGTGTGGTTTGCGGCCATCCACAAGCTAAACCCAGACACGCCCATCTTGGTGGTCAACGGCAAGGCCGCTGCGCAAGGCCTGACCAAGACGCCGGGTGTGACCATCGTGAACTACGACCTGCTGCAGTACCTGCCCGAGAAGGCCCGGTTTGAGACGCTGGTGCTCGACGAGTGCCACCGGATCAAGAACCCCAAAGCCGCACGGACAAAGGCGGCACTTTCTCTGACGAAAGTTTGTCCGCGTGTTTACGCGCTGTCCGGAACACCAATACCGAACCGTCCAATTGAGCTGTGGCCGGTGTTGCACGGCCTTGGCATCTACCGTGGCGGCTGGTTCGACTTTGCCACGCGCTACGCCAAGATGTGGGTGGCCCCTTGGGGCATGGACGTGTCTGGTGCCAGCAACATTCCAGAGCTGAAGGCCATGATGCGGCCCCACGTCCTGCGCAGGAAAAAAGAGGACGTCTTCAAGGACTACAAGGAGCCGCAGGTCTCGCTGATCACCTTTGACCTGCCGGTGGACAAGCGCGAGCGTGACTTTGATGTCGAGGCCTTGGTGCGCAACCCCGACGCGGTGCTGGCCTTTGAGGGCTTGGCCGAGATCATGCGCGAGGCTGGCGAGAAGAAGATCAAGCCGTCCACCGAGTTCATCGACGACCTGCTGCAGGCCGGTGAGCCTGTGGTGGTGTTCGTTCACCACAAGGACGTGGCCAAGGGTCTGATGGAGACATTGAAGGCCCACAAGCCTGTGCTGGTGGTGGGCGACACGCCACGGGCCGCACGGGACAAGGCCATCGCCGACTTCCAAGCTGGCAAGACCAAGGTGATCATCGGCAACATTGCGGCCATGTCCGAGGGCGTGGACCTGAGTGCTGCCGACACCATCGTGTTCGTGGAATGCACATGGTCCACCTCGGCGCTGGAGCAGGCATCCAGCCGGGTCGAGAACATCAAGAAGAGCGGCGTCAAGCCAATGATCTACCTCCTCACCATCCGCGCCAGCTTGGACCACGAGGTGCTGGCTCGGGTGCTGAAGAAGCAGGGCATCGTGAGCCAGATCATCTAAAACCCCACACTTTTGTCGGGATTAAAAATACCGCTTGATGGTTTCCGGTAACGTGGTCAGAATAGAGGCCTCAGCAACCAAAACCGGAGAAACCGAAATGACCGAAGCCCTCTACAACGACATGACCGAAACCTACATCGGCACAGGCCGCAAGGACAGCAAGGGCCGCGAGATCGGCTGGATTGTTGGCCTCAACAACAACGGCACCACCTTCGCAGCTTGGGTCCAAAACGCACGCCGCGTCAATGGCGAGTGGAAAGAGTTCGGCGTGCAACAGCGCAGCAAGTCTTTCCCATCCCAATCGATTGCAACCGCATGGGCCTATGCCACCGCCCAAGTTCGCCGCCACAAAGCCCTCACAAAATAATTCAACAGGGGGCTACGGCCCCCACCTAAACCGGAGAAAACCATGAACAAGCCACTTAATATCACAGACGCAGATCGTATCGGCATCAAGGTCACGTACAACGTGAATCGATTTGAGGTGTACCACGCTGCCGGTTGGATGATGACCGCAGCCCAGACCAAAGCCGACCTCAAGGCTCAGTTGGCCCAGAACAGCATCAAGGATGCAATTTTTGATGGTATCGCCACGCAAATGTATTTGCGCAGCCATTAAACCAACCGGGGGCTTCGGCCCCTCAACAAAAGCCCCACCATGTTCCACACGCCAGCACACAAAATAAACCGGAGCAACATCATGAACATGACCCAATACATTGACGCACTCAAGGCCCACGACTGGGAGTTTAGGTTCAGTGACGCCATGCGCACATACGAGCGCGGCATGGACCAGTACAAGGCGCTCAAGGCTGCAGCCAAGGAACTCGACCCAGACATGGCTGTCTGGAACACCTACGCACCCGTCGGCCACAAGACCCCATGACCACCAACAACACACAGCGTGTGGCCGCACTGAGGCAGCGCCGCAAGGCCGCTGGCCTCGTGCGCGTCGAGCACTACCTCACCCCAGCCCAAGCCGCCAAGGTCAAAGAATTCATCAACCAGTTGAAAGCCCAGAAATGAACCACGTCATCCGCACGCACGCACGTCTGTCCGCATCCAAGGCCGAGCGGTTCATGACCTGCCCCGGCAGCTACCGGCTTGAGTCCCAGATGCCCTACGAGCCAGCCGGTGAGGCCGCAGCCATCGGCACCGCCATCCACGAGCTGTCCGAGGCCATGATGCGCGGGGACGACCTGATCCAAGCAGACTACCCCGACGAGCACTGGGAGATGGCCGCAGACTACGTCCGCTTCATCAACACCTTGGTCGATAACCCACGCAAGAAGCTGATCGAGGTCAACGTGGACAACGGCCTAAAGTCCCTGCACCAAGCCCTCGGTGGCACCGCCGACGCCGTGCTGGTGGACGGCAACCACCTACATGTGGTTGACCTCAAGACCGGGCGTGTGGCCGTGGACGCCGAGGGCAACAAGCAGCTCCTCACCTACGCCGTTGGCGTGATGCGCCAGTTCAACGCACCGGCCACCATCGAATGCACCATGCACATCTTCCAGCCAAAAGCTGGCCACAGCAAGTGGACCGTCTCCGGCGCCGATCTGGTCAAGCACGGGCTTGAACTCAAGGCCGCTGCCGAGCTGGCCCTCACCCCAGACGCGCCCACCAACCCAAGCACCGAAGCCTGCCGCTACTGCCGCGCCAAGACGATCTGCCCGTCCATGCGCTCCAAGGTGCAGGACAACGCCAGAAAAGACTTCGCGCCCGACACACAAATCACCCCAGAGATGCTGGACTTGGCCGAGCTGGCCAGCACATGGTCCGAGGCCGTCAAGGCCGCAGCCAAGACCCAGATCAAGACCACGCCCATTGCTGGCTGGGCGCTCAAGCCCGGACGAAAGATGCGGTTCTGGAAGGCTGAAGGATTGGCCATTGAGGCGCTCAAGGACCACCCAAAGGCCTTCGACCTGAAGAGTCCAAGTGCCATTGAGAAGCTGGGCATCACCGTCAGCGAGGAACTGATCGGCACCAAAAACGCCGAGGAGTCCTTGGCCCGTCAAAAATCTAAGCCCTAAAATGCACTCCCCACAAAAGAAAACCCCAGTCAGCGCGAACCGACTGGGGCAAAGACTCAACCGTGGAGATACCAAAATGAAACAACCTACAAGAAGCAGGCACCATGATTTTACCCAAAACTGACCCGTATTTGGACAGCCAGCGGCTTGCCGTGCGCATCGGCAGGCTTGCCCCCATGCACTTCTGCACCTTCGCCGTCACCGCGGAGGGCCGCAAGACGCCATACAAAAAGTCCGGCATGGGTGTCGCCCGTGACACCCCAACCGAGCAGCTTTACACATCGGACGACATCGAGTTCATGGACGAGCCACCGCACGGTCAGTACCTCGGGCTGGTGATGCAGTCGCCCATCCCCGTGGGTGACAAGCTGCTGATCTGCATCGACGTGGACATGAAGAACTCTACGTCACCCACCAGCACGGCCATCCAAAAAATGGCACGCTGGGCCAAGGAGAACAATGCCCTCGTCGAGACCAGCGTCTCCATGAAGGGCAAGCACATCTTCATCTTGGCCAACCCAACAGAACTCGACAAGGTTCTCCCAAAGTACAAGCTCGGCGGTGGCCAAGAGGTCGAAATCTTTGGTCACGCCAAGGCGGCGGGTAAGTCGGTGCTCCTGTCAGGCGTGAAGGTCCAAGGCGACATCGACACGGACAAGTCCTACAACCTGCACCAGCTTTTGACCGACTGGGGCGTGATCGACCAGCACACGGCCAACCAGCCAGCGCCTGTTACAACACAGACAAAACCCTTTGACTTCACGGCCCTCGTCCCTGATGACGAGTTCGCCAAGGCGTCGCAGGCGTTACAACACATCGACCCGGACATCACCTACGACGACTGGATCGCCATAGGCCAAGCCCTGCACACGGCATTCGGCGGTCAGGGCCACCACCTGTGGGCGCAGTGGTCGTCCAACGGCTCCAAGTACGCAGGCGAGAAGGACATCGACAGCCACTGGAAGAGCTTTTCAGCGGACAAGGGTGTCTCCCTCGGCACCCTGTTCCATCTGGCCAAGCAACACGGCTACAGGCCACCAACCAAAGCCGACGTCCGCAGGTCTGCTGTGGAGGACTTCACCAGCTTCATCCAAGCCGGACAGGAAATCCAGCAGTTGGCCACCACAGAAGTCGAAGGGACGGTCGAAGGGACGGCACCAGCACCGCACTGGCCAGAGATCAATCTGGACCTGACCAAGCTCAAGCCCACCCGCTACCTGATCGACAACTTCTGGGGCCACGGGTTCATGGTGCTGGCCGGTCAGCCCGGTTTGGGCAAGACCAACGCCGTGCTGTCCCTCTCTATGGTCATGGCCGGGTTCACCCTGAGCGATTCGCCACTGAAGGCCAAGCGCCCCAGAAAGACCATCATCGTGACCGAGGACAGCTCGCAGGTGATTGACACCCTCTACGCCTACAAAAAGCACTTCAACCTCAACGACATCCAGAACTGGATCGTGGTGATTGACGCCAAGCGATCCGACGTGATTGACCTGTTACAGCTCTCGACCAATGTCCTAAACCACACCATAAACGGCATCCGGCCCCACCTGATCCTCGACACGGCCAACTCCACCATGGACTTGGAGAACGAGAACGACAACAGTGAGGTCGGCAGCTTCATGGCCGCACTCAAACAGACCATCTACCACCAGCTTGACACGCCCATCACCATCATCACCCACACACCCAAGACCATCAACCGGCAAGACGCCGACGCCATGGCCCGTGGTGCCAGTGCCTTCACCGGTGACGCCACCCAGACCTCCGTCCTGTTCATTGACGACGACAAGACCCGTTACCTCCGCTTGGCCAAGCTCCGGTACGAACCCAAGTTCCGTGAAGTCCGGTTTGAGTCGCACGTCTTCCCAGAACTGACCATCGACCAAGACGGCGACCCGCAGGAGAAGCTCCTAAGAGTCGCCATACCTTACGAGTCCTCAGAGACCGACCGGGAGTCTATCCAGCAGGACCGGCAGCAGCAGGCCGTCACCCAACGCGCCCAAGACAAGGCAGACGAGGCCTGCGCCTTCGTCCAATCAATACTCAACGCCCACCCAGAGGGCGTGGTGATCCGCAAGGGCAAGAACGCCCCAAGGAGTCCCGACAACGCAAACGCCTACCGACTGGACTGGAACGAGGTGTTCTCGGCCATACCGGGAAGCTCCAGAGGCGACATCAAGTCCCATGTAGTGGGGGCAGTCTTTGCGAGGTTTGCGCCAGATGCAGCCACCAATTCTTGGGTCGAATTGCATGACTAAAAAGTCGAAGGGACGAAGGGACGTCGAAGGGACGGTCGAAGGGACGTCCCTTCGACAAAGCGCATCGGAGGTGTGTACTTTGGTGGGCCACTAGGCCACCAAGTACACCCGCGATGTGGAGAGTTTTCAGTGAGGAAAGTCGAAGGGACGAAGGGACACAAACCTTAAGGGGTCGTCCCTTCGACTTTGTGAGATTATTGAGAGAATTGGGTGATCAAAAAACTGGAGGATGAGATGGCGCTGGAAAGTAATACTGATGTTTGTGTTGTGGCCATGCCAATGGTGACCGCTGCGGGTCGAAGGGACGGTGATGGTTTTGACGACCGGGTGCTGTGCGAGTGGTGCCAACAGTGCTCCGAAAAGGAGATGAACCAGAGCTGGAGGTCAGACGACTTTGAGAAGTTTAGAAAGGTCAACCATCCGGCGTTCAGTTGGATGTGGGACAGCGTCAAAATCTACAACGGGTGGGCACGGGTCGAGTGGATGCAGCGGACTTGCGACGCCACAGACCTGCCAGCGATCCAGAAGGGCATGCGACACCGCTGCCACCTGTTTGCTGACATCATGGACGCACCGGTAACCAAGGTTGGCGACAGGGAAGGTGGTGCAGGATGGTGGGAGTGAAGAGGGGCCGAAAGTATGTAGAGCACCAAGATCAGGTGAAGGTCGTCCAGCGGGTGCGTGCGTTCCATCCGGGGGTTATCATCGCGGCGATACCGAACGGAGGCGATAGAACGGCCTCAGAGCGCGTCAGACTCGCAAGTGAGGGGGTACTAGCGGGTATGCCTGATTTGTGCGTCCTGCGGCCTTCCAAGGGGTTCCACGGGCTATTCGTGGAGATGAAGACAGATGTGGGGGTCGTCGGTGCGGCCCAAAGGGACATAGCCGGTCGGCTCAACGCCGAAGGTTATTTGTGTTTGGTTGCACGCGGTGCCGATGAGGCCTACCGATTAATTGAGGAGTATTTGGGATGAGCACAGCAATGACAAAGGACGAGGCATTCGTTGAGGCTCACGTCCAGAAGCACGTCAAACGGGCCGAGGCGGGTCAGGTCGAGAAGGTCGAGATGACATTGGTCAACAAGGCTGTCCACTCCGCTGGGGGAGAACTGGCGGTGTTTGAGATGGTGGCTCGTGGGATGACCAAGAAGCGGATGCTTGAACTCTTGGGTATCTCAAGCGGAGCGTTCGACAAATGGCTGGAAAAGAGTGCGGAACGGGCGTCAACCTACTCACGCGCACGCGAGGCTGGCGCCGATGCCCTCGCCGACGAGACGCTGTCCATCGCCGACGAGGCCGAGCCTCAGACCGCTCAGGTGGCCAAGCTACGCATTGAGGCACGCAAGTGGCTGGCTGGCAAGATGAACCCTGCTGTGTACGGCGAGAAGGCCGGGGCAACGGTCAACCTGAACCTTGGGGACATGGCGCTTGACAGCCTGCGCAGGCGCAGCACAAGCGTCGTC